AATGCATCAAAATTTGGGCAAGCTTCAGGGTTGGGGTGGTGGTGGATTTATGGCCTATGAGCTTGTAAGTGATTTACGCCATACCCCTGTTCTACGAGATGCAACAGACATCAACACATGGGCCAATGCCGGTCCTGGGGCCAAGCGTGGCTTGAATAGAGTTTTTGGTAGACCCTTGAAGTTTGCCTCCAGCAAGCATGGCTGGAACGAAGAAATGAAGAAATTGTTGTTAAAGGTGAATGCCTTAAAACATTCCTATGTACCCACGTTAGAAATGCGGGAAATAGAACATAGTTTATGTGAGTTTGATAAATATGAGCGTGTGAAAAATGGTGAAGGTAAACCACGCAGTATTTATCAGCCGCCGGGACAAGAACGTTCTAAGTGGGCGCGGTACCGTGCCCGTAGAAAGGAGAAAATGAATGAGGAACATTTGCGTAGTACACCTGACTTATTGCAGTCCAAAGACGAGCATAGCTAGTGCGCGAGTTGCGCAGTATCTTGCTAATCATCTGAATGCAGATTTAGTTGACGGTATACAAAAGGGTCGACCTTTTTTACGCCACACTTATGACACAATCTTATACGTCAACAGTATGGGCGCATTTGCAGAGGCAGAATTACGGCTAGAACTGGCTGATCAAATTCGTAGGTGTAAGAATTTAATTTATGTTCAAAATGACTATACGGTGCAGCCTATTAGTCAGGTGCAGAAAGTATTGCGCGATGAACGTGGTTGGTCTTTTAAGCAGCCTTTTGATAGTTCTCCTCCTTTCATATGGAGTAATATTCCTGAAAATGCCACTGGTCCGGGAAATGCTTATGTTAATTGGAACCTTTTAACATGGCACCCTATACCTTTAGAAGAAATCCACTTTAAGGATAAAATACAGGGATTGATGTATTACGGTTCTTATAGAAAGGATAGGGAGTTTTATTTTAAGAAGTATTTTGAAAATGCGCCTTATCCCGTGCACATTTCTACCAATGGGAAGGCGATCGAAAAGTTCAAAGCACTCGCGCCAAATATGACCAGACACGGTAGCTGGAAGTCTATGCGGGATTTATCTAAGTTTGCGGCTACCGTTTATATTGAAGACGAACATATCCACACACATTACAACTCACCTGCCAATCGTTTTTATGAATGCTTATCGGCAGGGGTAGCTATGTTTTTTGATGAAAGTACGCGAAATACTATGCGGACAGCTTTTCCCGAGGAAGGTGATTATTTGTTTCCTGTAGTGGATTGCGCTGAAGATGTGTTGGAAGCCTTACCAACGTACAAGCAAATCGTTTATGAGCAACGTCGGCTTTTTGGTCAAGATTATTTAATTGAGTTGGATAAGCAAACCACAAGGGCATGGGAAAACTTTTTGGAGGTGACCAATTAATGCAGGAGCCGCCGTTTTGCATTCAGTTTGAATTAACCGAGGGCTGCAATCTAGCTTGCGCATTTTGCGGTATTCAAGGCATACGTGACAATGGGGCGCATGGGCCGAGCAGTACAACAGGAAAGAATAGTAGGCCCTATAAATTCATGACTGTTGAAAACGCTGCATGGTTCGCCACAAGTTTACGGGAGACCCACACAGAAGGCCGCAAATGGAACCCCCGTATAGAAATGGCCATGCATGGTGAGCCAACCATGAACCCCGACCATGTGGAAATAGTGCGTGTGTTGCGTGATTATTTGCCCACGACCCATTTGATGATGACCAGTAACGGGGGTGGATTGCTGGGTGGCGATACCACTGAAAAAATCAACACGCTGATGCAAGCAGGTTTGAATGTGTTGCTTTTAGACAACTATGAAGCTGTGCATATTGTTCCAAAGGTAAAGCTTCTCTACAAGGGACCATACCCTATTTATGATTACCCTTTGGTTAAGTCTGCTAATCCACATAAGCGGCGTAAATCAACTGAACATGATATTGTTGTAGTAGATGATATATCAAGCGCAACGTCGGGCAATCACGCCAGTTTGAATAACCATTGCGGATCGGCTTTTCCACCTAGTCCTGTCGCCAAGGGTAAACGATGCGGTAAACCTTTTAGAGAAATGAGCATACGTTGGGATGGCAGTGTTGCGGGATGTTGTAATGATTGGCGCGGTTACTACCGGATAGGCAATGCTTTTGATACTAACTTAGATACGATTTGGCAGTCAGAAGAATTCAACGCTATGCGAGCAATGCTGTATGAGGGCGATAGGGAATTTGGTCCGTGTGCTGGGTGTGATGCTTTAACGTATCGCCCTGGATTGTTGCCAGACCATAAGGGACAAAAAACATGGCCCTCTGTAACTGAGAACGATAAAAAAGCCGTTGCTCGTGCTTTGGCTTTGGGGCCTTATACTAAGGTAATTAAACGCCCTTGGGAGGCCCTGTAAGGCCCCTGAGGGGGCAAGAAACAAGTACAGTAGGGGTAGGGTGCCTAATTGGAGGAAACATGCACACCATACATGCTCGAAATGTAAACGACGCCTTTGTAAGCGGCATGAAGCTTTTGTATGAAGAAGGCACACCGCGACGATCACGTGCCGGGGATGTGTTAGAATATCCCACCTGCGTGGCGACCGTTTACGAAAAGCCTTGGGAACGGGTGTTATTCAACCCTGTGCGTGATGCCAACCCGTTTTTTCATTTAATGGAAAGCCTGTGGATGTTGCGCGGCCAAAGGGATGTGCAATCCATGGTTCGGTACAACAAGCGCATGGATGATTACAGTGATGATGGTGAAATATTCCATGGAGCATATGGCTATCGGTGGCGTAAACACTTCACCCAGGACTACAGGGTGCTCGATCAGGTTAAAATAATTATTCGCCGCTTGGGAAGAGACCCTGATGACCGCCGTTGTGTTCTACAAATGTGGGATGCCCCGCACGACTTAAATATCGACAAGGTTGATATCCCCTGCAACACGCATATATATTTCAAAATACGTGATGAACTGGGTGGCGACGATAGGTCAGGGTACTTGAATAAATTACACATGACCGTATGCTGTCGCAGTAACGATATTATCTGGGGGGCCTATGGAGCCAATGCGGTGCAGTTCAGTATGCTGCAACAGTACATTGCCGATTGCCTTGATATTGAAATGGGGCCGTATATCCAAATAAGCGACAGTTTCCACGCCTACAAAGATATATTTGACGCATACCGCATACATGAGGAAGGGTTACCGTGCCATAGCCGGGAACTTTATGACAATTTTTCCAATACAAGGTTTAAAATACCACGTGATATGGATACTAATGATACTTCATTTCTTAATACGCCATTTTTCATAGAATTAATCGGGCCTATGATAAAAACGTGGGACCATTGGAAAAACGGCGAATGGCAAGCTGCGTTTGATACCGTTAAGGCAGATATATTTATAGAAGATTGGCGACATGCTTGTTTGGAATGGTTAGAAAGGAGAAGGCCAAATGCGTAATATTTTAGAAATTGTGCATGACCTGTGCCTTAATGACCATATTTCCTTATGTGAAGCCGAAAAAGCCTATGCTGATAGTTGGAAAAAGCGTGGGGGGGTAGGCGCTTTTATGATGTTGGCTCGTAAATGGGACCGTATTGAAAATCTCACATTAAAATACGCCTATGATATATTCAGCACTATTGAAAAGCATCCTGAAAAAACAGGTGTAATTGACGATATACGCGACCTGCGCAGATACCTTTTACTAATTGAAGCAGAAATGGTACGGTATGGGTCCATAGTACCTGATTATATATATGAGAAAGAAGACACAGATGCAACTACCATTGTTCCCGCCGAAGAGTGAATGGGTACCACCCTCAGAATTTCCAGACCTATCACAATTCAAACAAATAGCCGTCGATCTTGAAACTTATGACCCCTATTTAGAGGAGCGTGGCAGCGGATGGCCCCGTAAAGATGGACACGTAATCGGTATCGCGGTTGCTGCTGATGAAAACGCTTATTATTTCCCCATCAAACATGAAGCAGGCGGCAATTTAGACGAAACCGTCGTATGGCGTTGGCTGAAAAAACAGATGCAGGCCCCGTCAGATAAAATATTCCATAATGCTCAGTATGATATTGGCTGGTTGCGAGCCAGTGGCATACGTGAAATTAACGGCCTTATTATCGACACAATGATAGCGGCCCCTTTGATAGATGAAAATCGCATGAGCTACGCGCTTAATGCTCTTGGAAAAACCTACCTACAGGAGCGTAAGGATGAAGCGTTGCTAGAAGAAGCTGCAAAAGAGTGGGGGGTTAATCCCAAATCAGATATGTGGCGTCTACCGCCCCAATACGTCGGACCTTATGCCGAACAAGATGCACGATTAACCTTGCGTTTGTGGAACCATTTCAAAAATCTACTGGCGCAAGATAACCTTACAGAAATTTTTGATCTTGAAATGGGTGTGCTTCCTTGTTTAATCAACATGCGGGAAAAGGGTGTGCGTATTGATTTAGATAAAGCAGAAAAACTCAAGCGTGATTTAAGTCGTCGTGAAGCAAAAATCATTAAGCAAATTGAAAAAGACTATGGCGTGGCCATAGAACTATGGGCTGCTGCGAGTGTAGCCAAAGCATTTGATGCTGCTGGTTTGCCTTATGAACGAACACCAAAATCTAACCAGCCTAAATTTGACAAGGCTAGTCTATGGGAAAATGAGCATCCACTTGCGCGCATGGTTTTAGAAGCCCGTGAAATAAACAAGGCGCATACGACTTTTATTGATACCTTATTGGAACATCAGACCAAGGGCCGTATACATGCGGAGGTGCATCAGTTACGATCTGAACGTGGGGGGACATTAACGGGCCGTATGAGCTACAGTAATCCAAATTTGCAACAGGTTCCTGCACGTAATAAGGAAATCGGCCCTTTAATTCGTTCCCTGTTTGTACCAGAAGATGATTGTGTATGGGGCGCATTTGATTACAGCCAACAGGAACCTAGGTTAGTGGTTCATTATGCGTCGAAACTAAAATATACGTCGGTTGAACCTGTTGTAGACTCATATAAAAACGATGAAGCTGATTTTCACCAAGTAGTTGCGGACATGGCCAATATTCCGCGTACTCATGCTAAATTAATTAATCTCGGATTGTTTTACGGCATGGGGAAAAAGAAACTATCAGAACAACTGGGCTTATCGTGGGATGAAAGTGATGCTCTTTTCAATAAGTACCATAGTCAGGTGCCTTTTGTTCGTCAACTCGCCAATTACTGCGCACAGAGAGCCTCGAAAGTGGGATTTATTAAGACTATTGGGGGACGTCGCTGCAGATTTACTATGTGGGAACCCGACACCAAGGGTTATCATAAACCAATGCCTTTTGACCAAGCTATGAAAGAATACGGCAAGCATATGGGATTGAAACGTGCATTCACATATAAAGCATTAAATAGATTGATTCAAGGAAGCGCCGCCGACCAAACAAAGACGGCTATGGTCGCTTTGTATAAAGAGGGAATACTGCCACATATTCAGGTGCATGATGAACTTGATATTTCGATTGAAACTCAACAGCAAGCAGATAAAGTAGCCGAAATCATGGAGCAATGTACTCCATTAGCTATCCCCAGTAAGGTTGACGCTGAATATGGATCAAGCTGGGGGGATGCTAAGACAATATTTAGTGAAAAGCCTCTCACCCGTGGACTTGGTTATAATCATAGTGTTCAATTGACAAATGAAAACTTGGTGGAAAATGTCGGCTAGGGTATACTTAATATAGTAGCTAATTAGAAAGGAGAATAGCTATGACTGTTGAAGCTTTACACGAACGGTATGACTATGGGCGCTTGCCCCCGCATCTACAGGGTGGCGTTCGCCGGTATATAGAAAAAGGTATCCCCCCAGGAGACTTCCTCACTGCTGTTATCACCAATGACCTGTTTCTTGCTATAAGCCACGCTGATAGCACAAGCCTAGCCGCACTTCCCGATATAGTGCGGTTTTTCTATAATGAGTCTCCCAGTGGTTGTTGGGGAACACCCGAAAAAATGAAGGCTTGGATGCAAACAGGCCATAAAAAGAATATCGTTTGAAGAATACCCCCGGTAAAAAAAGGGCGATTATATACTTGACAAAGCAACGTAACCTGTTTACTATCTCATCATACCTACTGCAATAGGTAGCAACTGTGGAGAAACCAAAAATGAAACGGAACTACGAATTCGAAGCAACTGGCTTCTGGCCCTTTCCGTGGGATATGCTGCGCTACGATGAAGCCTACCCCGCCGATATTTACGCTTCCTCCGCGCTGGAGTGTGTTGCTGGATATAAAACAGAAGCCGGTAAAACCACTGTCCGCTTAATCGGTAACAGAATGACACGCGAGCGATGGCTAAGTTTCGGCTGGGCGATTGAACCACTGAGCGAAGACGCAAAATATTCCGCCCTGTGTGGGGGGTGGTATAAGCCAGCCTAATGAAACCGCCCCCGGTGCCGCTGCAACAGCGACCGGGGGCTAACCCCTCATCCCTGTGGAGACACAGATAGAAAGGCTAGGCACACCCTAGCACACGATCATGTTTGACCTAACCAATCCGATTTTCTCGGACGCGAACAAGGCGCGTAAACACCTTGAGAAACAACGTTGGCCCGATGGCCCGTATTGCCCCCATTGCGGCTGTACCGACAATATACGGACGCTCAAAGGTAAATCGCATCGCCCCGGCCTGTACCAGTGCAATGAATGCAGGAAGCAATTCTCTGTCACTGTCGGCACTGTCTTTGAGCGATCAAAGATACCGCTCAACAAGTGGCTGGCGGCAACATTCCTCATGGCCGCAAGTAAAAAAGGTATCAGCGCCCACTCAAATACTAAATGTCACAAAATAATTTACAAGCTTAAACGGTTTTGATCGAAATCTGCTTTGTCAGCTATACAATTGCCAAAAAAAGAGGCGCTGGGGTTTGGAGGAAGCCCCAGCACCCTAGTCTAAAGCGCTCGAAACCAAAAGGCTACGGTCGGTCCCTAGAGGCCGAGCGCCCTACAGGGAGGTTAATCATTTCTACTCTATACATTTTTTATCTAATTGACAACAAGATATTTGTTCGTGAAATTGTCACTACCTATAATACTGTTATTGGCTAAAACAAACAGAAGGGAGAAGCCATATGTCAAATGTTACTTCTATTGAGAAAACACCTATTAAGAAAAAGGCAAAACCTTCTAAGCCTTCCAAGGCTGCGAAAAAGAAGCCTGCTTCTAACGGTGTTTCCAAAAACAGTAGGGAACAGGCGTTGAATGCGGTAACCAAAACTACGGAAGCTGTTAACAATGTCACACTCCTCCGGGCGGTACCCCCGCCACAGCCGCGCGAGCGGAAAAGTGCAGTTTACTCCAGTGGACTTACCATTAAGTTCACGGGCGCTCCCAACCCTGTGCGGGAAGGCACAAACCGAGCGGCAATTTGGTCCTTGTTTAAAGACGGCATGACCGTTGGGGACTTTATGACTACCCTAAGTACCACTGAAAAACGTGGTAAGACTGGTAAGCCGCTCCAAGGTGGTCATGGCGACCTGCAAATCGCTGTGGAAAAGGGTTATATCGAACTTGTCTAATGATAAACGCCCACCTGTTTTCCTATACCCCTGGTGCTATACTAATGGCACCAGGGGTTTTTTCTTTTAGGAGGTACTAATGGTTGAAGAAGAATATGAAGTGGAACGAAATTTAAAATTTTTCCCGTACCCGTTGCTTATAAAAGCGGCGAAAATCGCGAAGAAACGCAACTATAACCGTCAGGTTACGGAGGACTTTATCAATAGGGTGCTGCCGGAAGCTGACCCAGATGGTGACTTTAACTATCCCATAGCACGTAGTTTTTTACATGAACACGCGCAGGGCAAACCTGTTGACCCGCATATGCGGTGCGAAATACTTGGGCCGTGGGGTGGCGAAGAAAAGCCTTTTGATCGTATATATCTTGACGTTGATATGGGCCTGTTCACCAAGTTGCCGGATACAAGCATCTATGACGAAGAAACGGGGCACCTACCTTCCACCTGAGGCAACCACTTGCGACTGGTGTGGTCAGTGGACAAGGCTTGTGCATGTTCATGGCAATTATCAATGCGGAAGTTGCCGCCGTGTTTTAATAGAACAATATGAGGGAGAAGAAAAAATGGCCGATAGTTCAAGTTTTACCGCTCATTTTACAGTTTACATATCCACAAGTGCATTAACTGAAGAGGAAGCAAAGCAGTTCCCCATTGAAGTATTGAAAGCTCTACACCATGTGCAAGGAGGATTAAAGGTGAATATTGTGCGAGAATCAAACGAAAACCCAGCAGTAGAATGGGGAAAATAAAATGGGGCAAATGAAATGGTACAAAATGGATTTGCAACAGGCGTGTGAAGAAGCCGTCGAAAGCAAACTTCCTTATGAACAGCAATTCAAATTGGTAAAGAATGCCTTAATCCAGCAAGGATGGCCCGCTATTGATAAAACAATAAATCAATATTTAGAGTATGTGGATCAAGGTAATGATAACAACAGTTACGATGGCGAATATAACGATAAATAAAGGGTAGTTATCCCCGGCCCGTGCCTTATAATAGGTTTACATATAACCCATGGAGGTGGTTATGAAACTAGATATTATGCATTTGGCACTGGAAGATTTAGAAAATGTGCAAAGCGCAGAAATGTGCGATAAGATGATTAGCCGCATTATCCAAAGTTACGGAAAACCTTTTGCAGTATCTGTAATGAGTCATTATGTCAAACGTCGTTTAATGGCTAGTGGGCACGAGGTTAGCCCAAAGGAAATTGCAAATTATGTCGAAAAAGTGTCGGGGGGCATTTCTGATGCAAATGCACACTGACCCATACCCCATAATTGAGCAGTTGGGTACGAGAATTGGTCTTGCAAAGCGAGCCCTTGAAAGGGCGCACAGCAGGGATTTTAAGATATATTGGCAGTCTGTTTATAACTATTTATTGCGTAGATTGGAGGAACAAAAACGATGCCGTATAATGAAATAATTGAAGGTGCCCGTGTTCGCACAGACACAACCATAGCTATTGATAAAACAACAGCGAAAACACTTCGTGAATTAGCTTTAAGGCATGACAAGACAATTAAGGCTATGATGCGGCAAATAATTCGCGAATGGATGGAACAGGGAGCCACGGCGAGCGCCGCATTTGCTGAGTATAAGGCTAGAATAAGTAAGGGCCGTCGTTAGTTTATTGATATTCAGTTAGGGCGGTACATTGGCTGACCTACTAAGGGGGGAGGGGGGTACCGCTCTTAACTCCTTTGCCCCTCCCCCCGCCTAACGGAGGAATTAGGCTATGTGTGAATCACGTTTTCATCCTAAAGCTGAACAAGCACTGGATGACTTTGCCAATGACGAAATTAGCGAGCATCAAGCTTACTGGGATTTATCAGATATAGGGTGGTCTGACGAAGCTATTGACAAAATGTTAACGGATATACGGGTGGAGAAAAGCCGCCCTAATCCTGAGGATTTATAGCCATGCCGTATGTGGAAATTGAAAACCCACGAGGTTTTGACCCTAAAATAGATATGGAACCGGATGTGGAACCCCTAATGAAAGACCCTATTGATAAACAGGGGTGTACTGTCAAAGTTTTTGCAATTAGAGAGGTAGACCTTCAGCAGATTTGTTTAACTATTGATACGAAATTTGAAACCACCACGTTAAATCTGAGCAAAGAGGAAGCTATAGCTCTAGCAAGAATGCTTTATGAAAAGGCAGAAAAATTGTGATAAAAAACCGCTATGTTCCAATAGTTCACATGGTATAGTACGTGTATGGCCAACCAGCAAATAGAAAGGAGATTTAGTCATGGCCCATAATGAAATTAGTTCCGAGTTATTTTCAACAAATGCAACGACAACTGGCAGCAGGAAAAGTAAACGAGTTGCCAGACATAAAAGCGTTCCTTATGGAAAACCCGGGAGCCTTTCCTATACCGTGGAAGCTATTGCCGAATACCAAGGGTGTTCAGCTAATCAAGTATTGCGCGAAATAGGATATACCAGCAGCAGTATCCATACAGGATGGTTGAAAAAAGGTGAGTGCCCTAAATACATAAGTTTCGCGGTTGAGGGGTACCTTGCCCGACGTGGTTTAGTGGCTTTGAAAGACCATGCGGAGGCTATGGGAGGCTGGGGGGTTATCCGGGTAGCTTCTGAAACACAGCAACCCAAACCGGAAGCAACCGTAGAAATTCCGTTGTCAACCCAAAACATTGTAGATTTGATTTTGGTGTGCACCAACAGCGGCGAACAACAGTTAGTTGAGCCATTGGCAAAATTGCTCAGCGCCAAAAATATCACACTGTCAAACCAGTAATCTAAAAAACCAGCTCATTGGCTACCTTGGTCAATGGGCTGGTTTATTTTCTATGTTGTCGTAAAGACGGTATAGAGTTTGCTCCTTTATTTGTCCCACCCTACTATTAAGCATAGCAACCATAAGGAGTTTTAGCTATGTATCACGTAAACGGGCCGTCTACACAAACGGCAACCATCAACGTTACACACGCTTCCCCTCACGCATACCACGGGGACCGTGAAGTAACCATCACCTGCGGCATACCTGCAGAAACAGCACCGGATGGCGGTAGCCTTACCGATTTGCAAGCGGATTTACGGCAATACGCTCTAAGCCAAAAAACCGATGCGCTGGGGTACATTATTGATGTACGCGCCAGCGATGCCCCAGAAGATGCAGATAACCTAACTGGCAATAACGAGATTTGGGTTACCATCACCTATCCAGTTAGCAAGGAAGACGAAGAAAAGGGTTATCGCCCATACTACCGGCATATCGCCGTTGGCGCTTTTGATTACTGGGCCGAAGTATGTGGCCAGCCTTGGCAAGAAATGAACCCGGAAGGGGGGTCAGGTACAAAAGCAGAAAAAGTCAACATGTAACCAAGGCGAGCGGCGGCGTCAGGGGCTGGTTTAATGGTGTTCTCACCATCCTTCCCAGCATTCAAAAAAGGCTAGATG